TTGTGTTCAGCTTGGAAGACCAGCATGTAATTAAACGTGCCGGAGATACCGAGTGGCATTGCATCAGAGAAAGATCCTTGACCGAAGGGGTAGACGAGGAAGACAGCGGTGGCTGCTGCGACAGGAGCGGAGTAAGCAACGAAGATCCAGGGACGCATCCCTAGTCGATAGCTAAGTTCCCACTCTCGTCCCATGTAAGCATAGACACCAATGAGGAAGTGGAATACGGTGAGTTGGAATGGACCCCCGTTGTACAGCCATTCATCAAGTGAATTAGCTTCCCAAATTGGGTAGAAGTGTAGTCCGATGGCATTGCTGCTCGGAACGACGGCTCCCGAAATAATGTTGTTTCCATACAACAAGGAGCCTGCGACAGGTTCGCGGATTCCATCAATGTCAACAGGTGGAGCGGCGATGAACGCCAAGATGAAACAAGTGGTGGCAGCGAGTAGACAAGGAATCATCAACACGCCAAACCAACCTACATAAAGACGGTTGTTGGTGGAGGTCACCCAGGAACAAAACTGCTCCCAAGTGCTCTCCCTTTTAAGTGCAATTGTTGCAGTCATTTAATTAGTAAGTAGTACGTTGTGCCTCCCTCCCACCACAATGAGAGTTAGAACTTATACTTCAGACCGGCTTTAGTGCCGTAGGAGTTAACAGTGTCAGCAGCAAAACTGATTTCACCATAAATATCAAGCTTTTCACTTGCAGCAACCGAACCACCAGTCTTACCAGTGAACTTGGTTTCTGCTTCACCGCCGTCAGGCGAGATCACAGAAGGACCAGCTTGGATGTAGTAACCAAGCACACCAGAGGAACCTCCGTAACCGACATGGAAGTCAGTAGAGGTACCACTGTAGTCAGAACCGGTAAAGCCGGAGTTGGCTTCCACATTAACATAAGGACCAGCGAATGCGGGAGCAGCAGCAATCAGGGTTGCGGGGAGGATAGCAAGGAATTTCATTTCTTAATTTTGAGGTTACGTTTAGCAGTTTTAGCAGCGCGTTTAAAGTTAGCAGCGCTGGGTGCGCCTTTAGACCCAGGCTTTCTCATTTTTTCACCACTACCTGCAGCGATACGTTTTCGCTTGGCGTGGATGTTTGCGTAGAGACCAGGCTTAGCCATTACTTTTTCTTTTTAGATTTACCAGCTTTGCTGAGTGCAATAGCTACTGCCTGCTTTTGAGGGTAGCCTTCGATCTTCAGTTTTTCAATGTTGGATGAAACTGTCTTCTTAGACTTACCCTTCTTAAGAGGCATTACCAGATACCAGGAATGATTTGTCCAGTCAGCGCGTAAGCGCCAAGAGCAGCCATGACGCCAAGCATAGCAAGGCGACCGTTGAGCTGCTCAGCTCGTTCATTGTGTGGGACACCGTAAGGATGATCAGACATAATAAGGGGTGGCTCTTTAGCCCAGATGTTAGTGTCGTTCATTAGAATTCAAGTCCAGAGCGTTCCAGTTTTTCCATGATCTCCATGCGATATGCAGGGTCTTGGTCATAACGAGGATCACTCATAGCACGTACAAGTTCAGCTTGACTACGGAAGACCTCACGTGATTGAGCGGGTTTACCTTGAATCATGTTTCCTTCGTAGCCCATGTTGTCATTGTAACGGTATTGTAAAGCTTGGATTGCCAACTTAATGGCAGGGATGTTACCAGTTTCAACCACACTGTCAAAGGCAGTGATCTCTTCTTCAGAGAAGTTTTCACCAGCCCAGCTGACAAGCTCTTGATACTTCTCAGCACCACCAACAAAGTTTTGTACTTGGTTGATTTCAGCGTCAGAAAGTTCAACACCTTGAGTAGTGGTCGGTTGTTCAAGAGTGTTCTGATAACGGAAGTAAGCTTCAACCAATTCTTTGGAAGACATCTTGGAGAACTCTTCCATGGTTTCTTCACTGAGTTGACCGCCATTCTTTGCGTACTCGTCATTGACTTGCCACAAGAAATCAACAGCTTCATCAGTTGTCTCTTCCGCAGGTTCTTCAGATACCTGTTCCGGTTCACTAGTTCCTTGGTCCTTGTTACCAAGCTTTTGTTGTAGCTCAACGTATGCTTTTTCAAGCTCTTGAGCACTTTTGTATTTACCAGCAAGCAGACCTTCCTGCTTTGCCATTAGTTCTTCGCCAATGGCGAGAGATTCCGCTTCATCAGAAGCGATTGATTCCATCACAACCGCATCGTTGGTGGAGTCATAGGTCATGATTTCAGCCATAACTATTCATTTGGTGGTACAATGTCAGCGCCCATCATATCATTGATGATAGCGCCAGCGTTAGGGTTCTTGGTTGGATCAACGATAGGAGCTTTCAAGAGTCCAGGGGCAGCTTGCATCATACCCATTTCTTGCTCTTGAGCCATCGCTGCATCTTGTTCTTGTTGCATCTGATCCATACTCTTAACCAAGTTAAGAACATCAATACCTTGAGCTGCAGCCAAACGCTTGATAGCTTCATCAGGATTAATGTATTGCATCAGTGCCTCAGGACCAAGAGTCTGAGAAATGGTCATGATGAATGTGGTGAGTGACTCACGATCTTGACCACGACCAAGTGCATTGATACCAGCAACAATTGTGGGATTGACTAGATCCTTAGGAATCTTAGGCAGCTCACCACTACGTTGCAGGACTAGCAACTTACGGTTCAGATAAGGAACCAGGAACTCATTAGTCAGCAGGGAGAATAGTCCCCCGAGTTGCTGTTCGAGTTCGAGTTGAGTGAGGCGAACCTCTTCAGCTGTAGTGCGGTCAGATTGACGCACGTTCAGGATAAGGAATGCTTCAGCCAAGCGACGCTCAAGCTGTTGCATCATTGTCATGGCAGTCTGGAAGTCAGCAGTCTTACCAACTTGGATAACACCGATGTCTTCTGGACGTCCTTGAACAATCGCACCGTTGCCTGCCTGGGCTATGGTGGCTGGTTTCGTGGTGCTTGAGGGTGATACCACGAAGACTACTTTAGCAGCTGCTGCAGAGCCTTCTACGATGGACTGTGACAGTGCGTTGAGTGACTTCAAATCACCCAAGAATTCTTCGCACCGACCACGCCCATAGCTTTCACCATCGACAGTGTTGAACCTCAGGACCAGCCAGGGGCTTGCATCCTTCGGAGCTTTACCATCACTACCAGGAACCTTTTTGTCCATGGCTTCCTGATGCCACACCCAACGATTGTTATCTAGTTTGACATGAGTGTAAATCTCAATGTCATCTCCGTTGAGTTGTGAGCCTACAACAGTATTTGGTTTTGTTTCATCTACCAAACCTTTTGGCAGAAGTTTTTTGTTGATCAGTTCTTTGGTTACGATCTCAATTACGTTACCGTTACCATCACGTTCTACAACGTAGCGGTTCAATGGATAATGCTTGAGACCTTCTTTACCCATAAAGACAAGAGCGTTACCACCAACAACTAGATGCTTGAGTGCCTGGTGAACAACGACACGATCACTGGAAGCAGCAATCGAATCCATCACCATACGCTCGATCTTAGCAAAGTTCAGATCAAGTTCGGAACGCATTTCAGCAGGCAGTTCAGTTCCTAGCTTATCGTCACGAAGTTGTAGCTTAAAGAACGTGGTCTGTGGAGGAAGCAAACTCAACATAAGTTTTGCTGCCAACGTCACCACACCTTTAGCTCCAACTGCTTGCCAAGGTTGAATCAGTTGTTTGTAGGTCGGTCTCATCTCATCACGTTGGATGAGGTAAGGAAGGGTCAACTCAGAGCATTGAACTGCAATGTCTAGAAAGTGTTGACGGTCACTGGTTAGATGATCATACCTAGTACGTGCGTTCATTTCTAACTAGGGATATTGGTACCACCGGATTGTCCGATGTTAAGAGGAATACGAAGAGAGGCGATACCACGGCGAGCGCCGAGCGTACCTGCCTTAGTACCTCTTTTAGGTTTGACACCACGCACACCAAGCATAGCATTGGTCGTGGTCGGGGGTGGGGTGTACTTTTCTGGTTCAGGTCGTAGTGCTTCTACAAAGGATTGAGTGCGTTTTTCAGCCTCTTCCATTGCGATACGGGCAGCAGTTGCCTCAATACCAGCCTGACGTTTAGCCGCTTCTTTAGCGTGATGTGCTTTTTTTTCTCCGCCACACATAATTAAACTCCTTTACGATTCATTCGACGGGCAATGCTGGGTGACATTTCAGATGCCCTCACACGAAGAGCATTGTTCATACGTTGTGCTGCAGCTGGTCCAGCATATGCACCCATCAAACCAAAGTTTTGGATACGTGCAGCTGTCTCTTGTTGTTGTTTCTTTGCGGTGTCGTCAAGGTTTTGACCACCGTTTTTTTCCATGATCCGTTTACGGAAATCTG